TCAAACAGTGGGGTTCTTTTAATAGGGACCTCCGCTGATCCGAATGCTTATCTTGATGCTGTTGCAGTAAACGCTGCCGGAGCTAATCAGATGGACGCAGAGGCAGGCGCTTTGGTTCAGAACTCTGCTGAAACGCAGGTACTGATCACGGCTTCTACTGCCACGAGTGCGACTTCTGGAACAATTAGATTAGCAATTTTTTATGTAGTTGATTAATTTTTAAGGGGCTTAGGCCCCTTTCTTTTTAAGGGTGTGCTATGTCTTTAACGACTACTGAAACGTCTATATGCAATAGTGCGCTTATTAAAATAGGTGCAGATAGAATTAATTCTATGACAGAGACTAATAGACGTGCTCAGCTTTGTAATGAACAGTATAGTAAAGTTAGAGATGAGGTTCTTAGAAGCCATCCTTGGAACTTTGCTATTACTCGTGCTGAGTTCTCTCAGCTCACAACAACTCCTTCGTTTGGCTATAATTATGAGTATGCTATTCCTTCCGATTGCTTAAGGATATTATCTTTGCATGATAATACTATAGAGTGGAAGCAAGAGGGGAATAAGATTCTCAGTGATAGTGCAACAATAAAAGCTAGATATCTTAAAAGGATCACAGCTCCTGCTGAGTTCGATAGTATTTTTATTGAAGGGTTAGCATTAAGGTTAGCAGTAGACCTTGCTTATAGTTTAGTCCAGTCATCTACTTTATCCCAGAATCTTCTAGGCGAGTATAGTAGACACCTGGCACTAGCTAGAAGCATTGATGCTCAAGAAGGAACTCCCCCAGATTTAATTGACGACAGTTTCCTTGAGGCCAGATTATGAAATATAGGTACGTACAAAATAGCTTTACTAGTGGTGAGCTTCATCCAAGACTTGATGGAAGAACTGACCTGGAAGAGTATGCTAGAGGCGTCAGTACCTTAGAGAATTTTATTACGTTTAGACAAGGCGGTGTTTCGAGGAGAATGGGTTCTCGCTATATTGCCGATCTTTCTCCCGTAGCGGATACCAGCTATGTTGGGCTTGTCCCTTTTATCTTCAGTAAAAAAGAATCTTATAATATCACTATAGAAGCAAGGACAGTGGACCCCACAATACCAGGGGATACGTTACGTTTTAAGATTTATAGTTCTTTAGGTGCATTAGTTAATATAACAACAACTTTAGATGACCCTGGTGCGTACGCCACGCATAAGGATATCACTATCGCTGGAAACAGTTCCTCTTCTATGACTTCTTTGGGAACAGGGCTAGAGAACTTAACAACTGAAATTAATAATTTTGTTTATGTCCAAAGTGCTGACACTCTTTTTATTACCCATAATACGGGAAGAATGAAGCCGTTAGTAATCGCTAGAATAGCATTAGATAAGTTTTATATTTCTAATATAGAAGATTATTTCTGGACTACCGGACCTAAGAAAACAATGTTCACTCCTTATCTAAATGCAAATACAGATAGTGGTAAACATATTACGGTCGGTAGTGGGTCAGGCGCTAATATTGCTTTGTCGATGAGAACGACTACGGGTGGCGGTGTTCATGTACCTTTCTTTTCTGCTGATGCTATTAACGGGCATCACGGTGCTTATTTTATTATAACAAATGGTAGTTCGCCTGACGAATGTTTTAAGATTAATTGGAATGGTATCCCAGGAGCATTCACAGGAAATTTTTCTTCTAACCAAATGGCATCGACTGCTCATGGATTAAATACAGGTGATGTTGTTAGGGCATCGGGGACACTTCCGGTAGCTCCGAATCCTCTAGTTGCTGATACGGATTACTATGTTATATGGATAGACGCAGACAATATAAAACTTGCGACGACTCTGGCCAATGCTAGGGCAACAACAGTTTTAACTGTGACTAACTCTACAGGCACAACGATAACCCCTAAGTTTGTTTCTACAGTAACGTCAACCGATTCGAGCAGTTCATCAAGTACCCATAATTTTAATTCGGATAACTGGCATGAAAGTGGCTTTAATAACTACCGTGGTTTTCCTAGGACTATCTCGATTTTTGAACAAAGACTTATCTATGGTGGTACTATTCTTAATCCTGATACTCTCTTCGGGTCAATGACCGGGAACTTCTTTCACTTTTTAGAGGAGCGTGTTTCTTCTGGCACATTAGGAACAGACACAGAATATACAGGGACGGCAGTAGCGACAGATCCGTTTCAATTTACAATTGCTTCTCAAGAAGTAAACGAGATAACATGGTTAGCACCACATACACATTTAGAAGTAGGGACACTTGGAACTGAGTACATAGTTACAGGTGGGGACAATGCTATATCAGCAATAACCCCTCCTTCTATTAAATCTCAAACAAGTCATGGTGGCTCACCTATTCCGATTAGAAGGGTAGACCAGTCTACTATATTTGTATCGAGGGATGGAAAACGCTTAAGAGAGTTTAAATATAACAATGACAACGGTTCTTATGTATCTCGAAGTCTGTCAGTTGCTGCTGAGCATATCGTTAGTCATTTGTTTGATGGGGATAGTTCGGATGCTAGTGCAGGAATCGAAATAGTTCAGTTTGTTTATCAATCCTCTTCAGGGATTATCTGGTGCCTAACGAGTAGAAACGCTCTTATTGGTTTAACCCTAGATAATGATACTGGGACAGTCGCTTGGCATAAACATGTACTCGGTGGAACAACTGTTAAAATTAACTCAATCAGTGTTATTCCTAATTCTAATGGGACTCATGACGACTTATATTTGTCATTGTCTAGAACTATAGACGGAGCAACGGAACATTACTTAGAAAAGATGGGAGAAGAATTTTCTCATACTAAACTAAGCAATAGTTCTACCAGTGAAGATGATCAGGCCTGGTTCAGCGATTCGTCTAAACGAGTACAGATATCAACACTTACGAAAGTGTTCACTTCAGTATCATCTGATGCTACCACTATAACAGGACACGGGTTAGGGACTGGTACTAAGCTTAGGCTAACGACTACAGGAACATTACCTACCGGATTAGCATTATTAACTGATTACTACTTGATAAAAAAAGATGCGAACACCGTACAGTTTGCTACTACAGCTAAGAATGCTTTTGATCATATTCCTATTACTATATCTGGCGGTTCAGGCAACCATACTATCACACCAAGTTCGGCTTATATTTTCCCTGGCTTCTCACATTTAGATGAAGAAGATGTTGAGGTATTAGCAGATGGTTTCTATGAGCAGAATGGACATACACCGCCAACTCTAACGGTACTCTATAATAAAGTCGATGCTAGCAACAACCGGATGAACTTAGTTTATTCTGGTGGGGCTTCTACAGTTATACCCCATTACTTAGTAACAGGTAGTGAGATTTATTATAAGTCTTTTGCCAATGCTACGATAGGTGGAATAACTGAAGGGACTACTTATTATGTTATTAGAGAGGACTCAGCTAATGCAGACGATTATTTCCAACTTGCTGCTACATATGCAAATGCATTGGCAGGAACGGTCATAGGTTTAACCACTTCTGGGATCACAAGTGGTCACTTTGAGTTCTATCCTAGTAATGCTCCTACTCGTATTGATGAGGGTGGGTTCTTACGATTGAACGAACCTGTCGCGGAAGTTATAGCAGGATTAAAGTATACGTCTAAGCTTAAGACAATGAAGCTTGAAGCAGGAGCACAATTTGGAACATCTCAAGGAAGTATTAAAAGGAATGATTCGATTGTACTCAGATTTCAAGGAACGTATGGCGGAAAATTCGGCATTGCTACGAATGAAAATAACCTTGAAGAGATTGTATTTAGGCCAGCAGGACACGGAATGGGCAGCGATCTTGAGCTGTTTACTGGTGATAAGTTTCTCGATTTTCCTGGTGATTATGAACGATTCTTCCAGGTAATAGTAGAACAAGATAAGCCGCTACCCATGAACCTGTTGGCCATCGTTCATAGGGGGCAGACATATGACTGATGCTATTTTTAGCTTCTCTCAGAATCATGTCAATCTTATAAACGCTCCCGAGGATAGCAAAGCTGCAATCCTAGCTAATCATGGCATCAAAGAATTTATATTTGTCACAGTTTTTAAAGGGGCAAATATATTAGGGATACTAGGGT